ATTGACACCAGGGCAAATTGCAGATGCCGATCACGGTTTCCGTAATGCAGCTGAGTTTCGTCAAGCATACACAAATGGTGAAATCGGTATTGAAGACACAGGGCGTTTGTTCTTGTGGTCATTCCTATCGCGCGGCGTAAGCCCGTACACTCAAGAAGGTCTCTTTATGGACTCCTTCAACGGTATCGAAGAATGGATCCGCATGGCGGCTGGTAAGTCTAACCGTGGGTCACTTACTGACAACATCAAAGACTACGAGAAGTGGGCTAAGTCAGCTGCGCCAAAAGGCTCAGGCCAACCAGGTGCGGGTGCCACTCACAACCTAAATGCGTTTGGTAATACCTTCTTAATGAAGATGTCTCAGGACGCTGGTAAGGGCGATGGACGTTCCCGCCTTCAGGTAATCCATGACATGATGTCAGATCCTAACACCACAGGTAAAGAAGTCCGTCGTGAGTTCTTACGTATGGGTGAGGGCGTCGGTATCGACAACAAGGTTGTGTCTTTCACACTTCTAGTTGCTGGCTATGACGACGTTATGGTTCTAGACCGCGTACAGATGCGTCAAATGTGGAACGACGGGCGTTTCTCAGGTATTAACTTGTATGACGGATACAAATCAGATGGCAAACCTGTCACAGGATCTGCCCTGTCTAGCCTGACATATGGTGCACGTGGGCTTCTTGTCTACGAAGCAATGGAGAAGTCACTACAGAACCGCCTATCGCAAATCTATAGCGACGTAGGTCGCCCAGATTCAGCATCTGTGGGACGATACCACTGGGAAACCTGGGTAGCATCGTCTCAGCAAGAGGCATCTCACGGTACAATTGACGCAATCCTAAAACGTGCAAAAGGCGATCCAAACCCGCTCGAAGGTGTAACAGCCAAAGAAGGTGAATATGGTGCATATGCCTATGGTGCACGCTACGGTGTTGAAAATGGCGTGCCAATGTTTACATATGAAGTACCTGGTCATGGTGAGTTCAAGTTTACCGTTCCTGACTTCCAGAAGTTCCTAGAGGACATCAAGAAGCCAAAGAACAAAGTTGTACCAACCAAGTTCAAGGTAACTGAAAGCGGAAATGCACCTTGGTATACACGTGAAGGCGTCAACCTTGATGCACTAGCAGAAAAGGCAAAAGAACATGGGAAGCAAATTCGAACAGCTAATGCGGAACTACAGCAAGGTCCAACAGTTCCCGATGGACGCACCCTTTGATGCCCCTAGCGGAGAACCTATCCTCGGATCCCGCAGCCCTACAGAGCCAATCCTCCGTGATACCAGCCCAGGAGCCAATCCTGACGGACCCAGACCCGATGTCATTCCCGCTGAAAAGCCCCAAGTAACACCAGCCCAATACAAACAGGCTGTCGTTGAGCTTATTCGCCCTCAGTTCCAAATTGGACTGAAGGGTGGTGAACTTGAAGATGGCATCAGTAACTTCAATGACGCTGTCGAGTTTGCAAAGAAACTAGGTGTCGTCGTCAGACTGGCTATGTCCCAAAACGAGCTAAACACACTGCTCAAGTTAGGACACAGGCCAAGACCCAGCTAAAATTGGTGCTGCCCGTGGGCATGTTCCAACGTAAAGGCCCTAAGAAACAGGGTCAAGGGCACCTGAGGGTACAATCTGGGCAATGAAGCCTGGTGCAGACAAAGGTGACGGCACCTAGTGTCACTGACATTGAGGCACTGACCTACCCTTCTACATGAGATCTCTCACGCGATCACCTTAGGGCCACTAGGATGGCAAGGGTGATCAAGAGGTCTACTCTTACTTCATCAACAGAAAGCAGTCGTCTAAACCAGGCACTGGTATTGTAGGTCGTTCTGACTTCACGCCACCAGGGTCGTTTGTCGGATAGTGCAATTAAGCCACTACTGGATGCGGATTGGGAACAGATGTCTCCCTACGCAAAAGAAGGCATATGCAGAAATCGTTGATCTACAAGAGAACGTCGAAGCGTATTCACCTAAGAACCCTAGGTGAGCGAAGAGTCGTAAGGTTCATTCGTCAGGTGAATGGCAAACCCAGGATATTCACAGAAACAAAGCAAGCATACCAAGACTACACTCGTATGGCTGCGGAGTTTGCAGTGGATCCTGTCTGGGTCTACCTGATTAACCCGAAGTTAGCCAAGAAGCTAATGCCAGCGACATCTAAGATGATCCAGCAAGAGTTCCGCAAGGCTGACAATAAGGTCATACAGTTCTATGCACACCCACTAGCGGTTGTCATGGCGGCATTAGTTGCCCTGGAGATGGCTATGGATGACGATGAAGAACGTAGGCAACAACAGATGCCACCAGGCGCACTAAACGCGCCAATGGCACCAGGCATGTTGTCACAAGCCTAAGACCCCCAAGGAGAGCGAAATGTTAAAGACTGCATTGGACCTGGTTCCAATCCTAGAGGCTATTGATGTCGTCAAGTCATCAAAGCTCCTAACCAAAGCACAACAGGACACTGTGTTGCGTGAGGTCGCACAGGCGATCCCAGCACCAGTGTTCTGCAAACAATGTCCAGAGACACTGTCTATCATAAACAAACTAGTGGAGACGACAGATGGGTCACCCGCCAAACGAACCTCGAAAGAAGAAACCAGCAAAGCCAAAGGTAATGCCAGGTCGAGCAAGACCAGCACACAAGAACCCTCTGGCACTACAGCATCAAGACACCCGAGGGTCGGGCAAAGTTCCGAGAAATGCTGAAGAACCGAAAGAACAAGGGGGGAAGACCCCTCGGCGTTCCAGACGGTCACAGTAAGGAAACCATCAAAGCCATTGTCGACAAGGCAAAAGAGGACGCCAAAAGGGCGGTAAGTATCATGAAGAAAGAGTATGACATCGAAGACCCACGCGCAGAGGAAGCACTCGAAACCGCAGTGGAAATCATGCGTACACCCTGTACACAACCGTGATCGTCTTCAAGCAGCTAAGTTGATCCTGGACTTCACCAAGGTCAAACCTGTCGCCAAGTCTGAGATCACTGTCGGTAAAGCTGAGGAGTTCCTAAGCTCACTGCTAGATACCAATGACGGTGACGACCAAGACTAAGCCGACGATGGCTACCAAGGAGCAGCTGGTTGAGGTCCGTAAGCGTCTGTATACTGACTTCAGCTTCTACGCGAAAGGGCGCACTGAAGATCCGCACTAAGTCGGGTGACATTGCGCCCCTCAAATTGAAACCAGCCCAAGAGATCCTCAACGACGCTGTCACTAAGCAACTAGAGACAGAAGGCAAAGTCCGAGTGATCATCTTGAAGGCTCGACAACAGGGCCTGTCGACCTTACGTTGGCGGCTACCTGTACTTCAGCGTCTCCCAGCGCAAAGCTGCGAAAGGCCCTGGTGATTACCCACCACAGTGACTCAACACGTGCGCTGTTCGACATGACCAAAGGTATCATGAGAACTGCCCTGAGATCCTGAAGCCACACACTAAGTATTCATCCCGCCGCGAACTGTCGTTTGACGTCCTAGACTCAAGTTATGTCGTTGCGACAGCTGGTGGTGAAGCTATTGGTCGGGGTGAAACCCTGACACACGTTCATGCGTCGGAGCTTGCGTTCTGGTCTAAGACCACCGCCGCCGACAACTGGAACTCGCTGACCCAAGCTGTCCCCAATGCGCCAGGAACTGCTATATTTGTCGAGAGCACAGCCAATGGTGTCAGCGGGATCTTCTATGATCTCTGGAAGGGTGCAGTCGAGGGAACTAACGGCTACGTGCCTGTGTTCATCCCTTGGTTTGCAGACCCAGAGTATCGAGAGACGGTCCCAGAGAACTTCGAGCGTACCCCAGACGAAGAAGAGCTTGCGTCCAAGTATGACCTCGATGACGAGCAGCTTATGTTCCGTCGTCGTAAGGTTGCACAGAACGGCCTCGACCTGTTCAAACAGGAGTACCCCTCAGAGCCTGAGGAAGCCTTCCTGACGACAGGTAGACCCGTGTTTAACCCAGAGCAGCTACAAGAGGCTATGGGCACTACACAGGACGTACAGGAGCGTCTAGCACTCGAAGGTGAAGACTGGCTAAACAACGTCCGAGGCGAACTGACGATGTACCGTCGTCATGACCCTGGTGAACAGTATGTCATCGGTGCCGACGTCGCTATGGGCGTCCGAGGTGGTGACTACAGTGTTGCCCAGGTCCTCGACAGTAAGAAACGCCAGGTCGCAACCTGGAGAGGCCATGTGCACCCAGACTACTATGCAACTGTGTTGTATCACCTGGGTACCTTCTTCAACGATGCGTACATCATAGTTGAGAACAACGGTCACGGCCTTTTGACGTGCACCAGGCTGGCTAAAGATATGGCCTACCCGAACTTCTTTACTGAGGTTCAGGTCGACAAGCTGACGGACAAAGAAACCATCAAGTTGGGCTTTAGTACGACAGCAAAAACCAAGCCTCTAATCATTGACGAGCTACGAGCGTCTGTCCGTGAGAACGAGATAGAACTCAATGACAAAACAACGATCCGCGAAATGCTCACATATGTCGTGACTGAGAGCGGATCTATGGAAGCTGAACCAGGATGCTACGACGACTGTGTCATGTCGTTGGCATTAGCCAATCACGTGCACGAAGGTGCCTGGGAGCCGATAGAGAGTGCAGATGACTATTACATTGAAATGGTATGATCACTATGGATAAAAAAGACTACAAAGCGGTGGACGACGATAAACTCGTCACGATCCTCGATGATAACATCCGTAGATCTATCGGGTATTACGACAGCCAGATCAGTAGGGAACGCCGTAAGGTAATCGACTTTTACAACGCTACGCTCCCACGCCCAGCGCACGACGGTAACTCCAAGTATGTCTCTATGGATGTCTATGATGCCGTCGAAAGCATGAAGGCTGCACTGCTAGAGACATTCAGCACAGGCTACAAGACCGTGCGTTTCGCTGCGCAGACTGGAGAGGACGTGCGTATCGCTGAGATCGCTACAGCCTACTGTGACTACGTGGCAAACCGTCAGAACAACCTGTTCGAGGTTATGCAGTCTGTCATCCACGACGGTCTCATTGCACGTGCTGGTCTATGTAAAGTCTACTGGGACGAGCGTGAGGACAGCTACCTAGAGCCAATCCAGGATCTAACTGAGGAAGAGTTTGACGCTATTGTTGCCCAGGACAACGTAGAAATCGAGGAAGTCGAGCAAGACGAGCTTGGTCTATACTCTGGTGACCTACGTGTCTTCCAGGACACCAGCCAGGTGGTCATCGAGGCAATTGCACCTGAACAGTTTGTCATCGAACCACAAGCCAAGTCTTTAGAAGACGTTGGTTTCCTGGGTCATCGTACGACAATGACAATCTCAGAACTACGAGAGGCTGGATATGACGAAAAGCTCATTGCTAAAATTGGCGATCATGAAGACGTCGAAATGGAAACCGATCCAGAGGTCCTGGCACGTCATGAAGAGATTGGTCAAGACCGTGGCTTCAACGCTGAAGGTTTCCAGGATCAAGTTAGAAGTATCACTGTTTATGAGCTATATATCGACATCGATCTCGATGGCTCTGGAATCGCTGAGACGTACAAAGTAATCAAAGCTGGGAACGTCGTGCTGCACAAAGAGAAGTGCACATACAAACCGTTTTGTGCCTTTGTACCACTACCGATCCCACACTCGTTCTTTGGTTCCAACTTCGGGTCCAAGGTTGTCCCTATCCAGACTGCACGTACAGTTCTGACACGCTCGATCCTGGATCACGCGATGATCACGAACAACCCACGTTACACTGTGGTTAAGGGTGGCCTAACAAACCCACGTGAACTGATCGACAACCGTGTCGGTGGTATCGTAAACGTGTCACGCCCAGACGCCATCAGTCCGATGGTACAGGCACCGTTGAACCCGTTTATCTTCCAGACGATCCAGATGCTGGACGAAGACAAAGAGGACACCACAGGCGTCTCACGTCTATCTCAGGGTCTGAACAAGGATGCTATCAGTAAGCAAAACTCAGCGGCTATGGTTGAACAGCTGGCGACTATGTCACAGCAACGTCAGAAGATCATTGCGCGCAACTTTGCGAACAACTTCCTGAAACCCCTGTATCAGCTGATCTATCAACTGGTCGTCGAGAATGAACCACAAGCTAAGATCGTTGAGATTGCTGGTGACTACGTCGCGGTCAACCCAGGTGACTGGGGATCTAAACGTGATGTCACTGTCGAGATGCACCTAGGCTACGGTGAACAAGAACAGGAAGCACAGAAGTACCTGGTGCTACACGGCCTGATGTCTCAGGACCCAACATTGTCAACGATGTATACGCCCGAGAACCAGTACAAGCTGATGTCACATGTTCTAGAACAGAACGGCATCAAGAACGTCAAAGACTATCTGACAGCCCCACAAGAGCAGCCACCAGAACAGCCAGATCCAGCACAGGAAATGGCAATGCAGATGCAACAGAAGCAAATGGAACTTCAAGAGCGTCAGACAGCGGTTGCCGAGATGAAGGCACAGATGGATGCACAAGTTGCCCAGATGAAACTACAGCTGGAGCAAATGAAGGCACAACAAGGCTTTGCAATTCAGTCAGACAGTATGGATCTGAAAGAGGCACAACTGGAACACAAACAGTTTGTCGACAAAGCCGAACTAGAGATTGCGAGAACCGCAGACGACGTCCGCGCAATCGCTTCACCAACTGGGTAGACCTTAGGGTCTCCCAGACCTTCCTAACTACAATCAAAATGAAGAGAGCAGCTTAAATGGAAAAGCAAGAAGCACTGATTCAATACGGCGAAGACTGTGAAACAGTATTGAAGTCCGAAGCATTTAACCGAGTGGTCAACACCCTTGTCGAACAGACGTTCCAGAACTTCGTGAACTCGAAGCCTGAGGACAACAAGGAACGCTCGATCACTTACTACCACTATCGCGCCCTTGTCGACGTGGTGAACACACTGAAGCAGCAAGTGTCCGTCAAAGACGAGATACTGGCGAGCAATGACAAAGAAGGCGACATTAGCCAAGAGGAAGCATAAGGACCATGGATAACGTCCAAGACAACGCTACCCAACCACGGGCATTTGACGACATGTTTGATGCCTCCGAAGCCATTCTAGATCGTTGGTCAGACGGTGAGAACCTATCTGAAGAGAACGAGGAGCTAGAGGCGACTGATGACTCACTTGTCGGCGAGACAGACGAAGAGACGTCAGATACCTATGACGATGATGAAGACCTTGAAGAAGTAGAAGATACCGAAGAGGACCCTGACACGGATGACACTGAAGACGAGGATGAACCAGAGACAGATGAAGAAGATGATGAAACGGAAGTTGAGTTGTCTGACGATACTCTGGTTGAAATACAAGTCGACGGTGAAGCCAAACAGGCATCCTTAAAGGATCTAAAGCGACTATACGGTCAAGAGGCGTCGTTAACACGTAAGTCTCAAGAAACAGCTGCCAAGCGTAAAGAAGCCGAAGAGGCTTTGGCAAAGGCAGACATCAGCTATCGAAAGCTCCTGGAACGTGCTGAAGCGCGTATGAAGCCATATGCCGAGGTAGACATGCTGGTCGCTAGTCGACAGATGTCCACTGAGGATTTCGCTGCATTACGTCGTGAAGCCCAGGAAGCCGAGAAAGATCTAAAGTTCCTAAAAGAGGAAGCCAACGCATTTTACACGGACGCCCAAGCACAACAACAAAAGCAAGTGCAAGAAGCGGCCCAGAATTGCGTAAAGGTTCTGTCAGAACAACTGCCCGACTGGGGTGATGAACTATACAACAACATCCGTTCATACGCAGTCAACCAGGGGTTACCCCAGGAACAAGTAGATCAATATGTTGACCCTACGGTCATCATGATCCTCAACAAGGCACGTCTTTACGATCAGACAAAGGCCACAGCGGAAACAAAGAAAGCGAAGGCCAAAGTGATCAAGACAAAAGAAGGTACCCGCAAAGTACTGAAGACGAAGAAGGCACCTAAGGGTGACGCCGACATCCGTGTCCAGCGTCAACGTGATGCCCAGAAGCGTCTACGGTCAAACACAAGCCGTGCGGGTGACCTAGAGGATATTGCTGATGCTCTGATGTCACGCTGGGAGCGATAGCACTCAACTCTAAATAGAAGGATGTAACCAAAATGGCTACATATACTACTTACGACCAGGTCGGTAAGAAAGAAGACGTTTCAGATATCATTTCGGATATCACACCAACAGACACGCCGATGTTCACAATGATGCGTTCAGAAAAGGTTTCTGCTCGTACTTTCAGTTGGTTAGAAGACTCACTTGCGTCTGCGGCGGATAACGCACAGGTGGAAGGGGCCGACGCGACTATGGCAACTCTTACAGATGCTGTAGAGCGTACCCAGAACACGCAAATCCTACATAAGGCTTTTCAGGTCAGTGCAACATCTGATGCGATTGCAACTTATGGTAGAGCGAAAGAAACCGCATATCAGCTTGGTAAGGCCCTTAAAGAAATTAAGCGCGACCTAGAACGTGCTTATGTTGGTGTCGACAATGCTAAAGCAACTGGCTCAAGCTCAGTAGCGCGTGAGATGGACTCAGCAACACAGCAGATCTCAACATCTGTCGACGCTGGTGCCAACGCAACTGACGCTCTAACAGAGGCGAAAGTCCTAGAGCTTGGTGAAGACTGCTTCAACAACGGTTCTGATCCATCAGTTCTAATGATCAAACCAGCGGATGCTCAGATCGTTGCTGACTTTGCAGCGGCATCTGGTCGTAACCGTGAGATCCAACAGGGTCGCAACTTGGTCAACGTGATTGACCTGTACGTTGAAGTGGCTAGCGTACATTAAACCTGGTGAACTCAGGGAAAGCCTAAGTCGAGAGATATGGTAATCCTGAGCCAAGCCCCGAGAGGGGAAGGTGCAACGACTATTCCGCAAGGAAGTACACTCAAGTGAGTGGAAGCGCCAGGCACTGCGAACAGCGGTGATGATATAGTCTCATCTCATGTGAAAGCATGAGCAGTCGAAAGACGGTCTAAGATTAACGACCTTAGGCGAAGAGCCGTGTAGCCCATACGGCGAATACAAAGTGGTCCTAAACCGCCACCAGTTGACTACACACGCATTCCTAATTGATCCGTCAATGTGGCGTTCATGTGTACTACGTCCGTTCTCACGTACACTATTGTCGAAGAATGGTGACTCTGATCGTCACTTTATCGTCGGCGAATACTCATTGAAGCATATGAACTATGCTGACGGTGGTATGATCACTGGTCTTTCATAAGATCTAACACACACGACATACCTGGGTCCCCCACGGGGCCTAGGGCACAGATGAGGGTCATCCTTGTCGTCCTTGGGGTTTTCCGCTCTCCTTACCCTGGACGACTTGGGTGGCCCTCTTTTTGTTTTCTAAGGGGAACTCATGGATAACACCAAGAAACCAGGCGTCGACCTACTAGGCGTCAATACGGACTTCATCCAGCAAGGCGATGACGTTGTCCGTAAGCACACACAAGAGATATCACAAGCATTCCTAGACGATCTTAAAGACAGTCGGAATGCATCGAAGGACCAGCGTGAGAGTGAGTTCATGCGCGTGGCCTCGATACCAACCGTCGTCGTTGAGCAGTGGCTCCGCGAGGGTTTCAACATATGGGAAGCTACAGGCCCTGAGATTGTCAAACGTCTCAGAGATCAGAACCTGGATGGCTTCATGGCAACTGAGAAAAGGATCTGACTTATGGACGGATATAGTGACAAAGGCTCTTTCACCCCGTGCAACAAATGCACAACACCAGGCACATGCCGTCTAGCTGGTGAATGTCAGAAGACAATAGGTAAGATCGAAGCGTCAAAACCATCCAAGAAGTACTCAGGACGAAGTGGTGCTTGGGACTTTGGTGGCGGCGGGGTTGGTCGTGCATCAGTGAAGAAACCAGGCTGGGGTAAAAGTAAAGTTAGATCTGGTGCCAAATCATCTAAGACATATGGACGGTAAGTGACATGTCTAAGACACCTTGGAACCAGGCTAACCCTAAGCCCAAAGCAAAACGCAAGAAGATGACAGACGCTCAGAAAGCCAAGGCCCGAGCTAAGGCTAAGAAAGCTGGTCGTCCGTATCCAAACCTAATCGACAACATGGCGATCATGAGAAGGTCATAACAAATGAACAAAGGTCAAATCAGGGCGCACTTTAAGGCCCTATTAAATCGCACGGACTGTGATGACGCCCTGGCTGACACCTTTATTGACCAGGCGATCACTAGATCTGAACGTGTCCTACGCATTCCACCGATGGAGAAGTCCATTGATTATACGATTGCAGCCACGACGACGTTCTTAACGATACCTAATGACTTCCTAGAGATCACTGGTCTTTATCACGGGTCCACGAACCTGATCCGTGTGTCTCTCGCTAAGTTCATAGAGATTACACAGGGCGGTGAAACAGGTACGCCAAAGTACTTCACCCGCGAGGCTGGAACACTAAAGATCTACCCATACCCAACCACAGGTACGGTCACCATGAACTACTACGCAAGTTTCCCTGCGATGACATCTGACACAGACCAGAACGACCTAGCACTTATTGCGTCAGACATGATCGTCTACGGTGCTTTGTCTTATGCCGCAGACTACTTCCTAGATGAACGGGGTCAGCTGTTTGAGGGCAAGTTTGTCCAGGGCATTTCAGAGATCCAACAGCAAGCAAACGACGCAGAGACTTCGGGCACAGTCCAGGTAATGCAAGCGCACACGACTTACGAAGACTATTGATCGGAGACACCATATGTCGTCATCATTCTACTCGGGATCTGGTTTAACTAATAACGAACAGGACGCTATCGAGGGCGCAAAGAGCGCAGCCGAAGCAGCCCGTGATGCAGCCCAGGAAGCTCAGACAGCCGCAGAGACAGCTGAAACCAATGCTGAGGCCGCAGCTGCGTCAGTAACAACTGTAGCCGCCACAGCGACAACCAAAGCCTCTGAGGCGTCCGACAGTGCCGACACTGCAAGTACAAAAGCCGATGAGGCGGCTGCTAGTGCAACTGCCGCAGCTACAAGTGCAACTACAGCAACCACCAAGGCATCTGAGGCATCAACAAGTGCAACTGCCGCAGCTACAAGTGCAACTACAGCAACCACCAAGGCATCTGAGGCATCAACAAGTGCAACTGCCGCAGCTGCCAGTGCAACAAATGCATCTTCAAGTGCTACCACTGCGGCTACTCAGGCGACTAACGCTTCTACCAGTGCATCAACAGCATCTACTCATGCATCTAATGCGGCTGACAGTGCAACTGCCGCAGCTACCAGTGAAACTAACGCAGCTGCAAGTGCAACCACAGCATCGACCCAGGCGTCTAACGCAGCAACAAGTGCTACTAATGCAGCAACAAGTGCAACTACAGCATCAACCCAGGCGTCCAACGCAGCTTCAAGTGCCACTACCGCAAGCAATGAGGCGTCTAACGCAGCAACAAGTGCTACCGGTGCATCATCCGCTCAGACAGCTGCGGAAAGTGCCCGAGACAGTGCGTTAGCTGCACTGGCAGACTTCGAGGGTATTTACCTGGGCGCACATGCATCCGACCCGACTGTCGATGCTAACGGTGACGCTGTGAACGAGGGCGACCTATACTTCAACACAACCGATAACGAACTTCTAGTTTACAATGGTACTGATTGGGTCACATCTGCGATTACTACAGTAGCGACGACCTCTTCTGATGGTCTTATGTCATCCTCTGACAAATCAAAGTTGGATGGTGTGGAGGCTAACGCGACAGCGGATCAAACTGCGTCTGAAATAAAGGCAGCCTACGAAAGCAATAGCGACACTAATGCATTTACTGATGCAGACCACAGTAAACTAGATGGGATCGAGGCGTCAGCCGATGTCACTGACGCAGCCAATGTGGAACCACTAGTTGACAGCCACCTGAACACATCCACCGCAGCAACTGGTGAATACCTCAAGTGGGACGGTACGGACTACGATTGGGCTACTGTACCCGCAGGGTATACAGACAGTGATGTAGACACACACCTGAACACTTCTGGTGCATCAAATGGTCAATACCTGGAGTGGAACGGTACGGACTATCAGTGGTCAACTGTAGATATAACAGTAGCGACGACCTCTTCTGATGGTCTGATGTCATCTACTGACAAGTCTAAGCTGGATGGCATCGAAGCAAACGCTACTGCCGATCAGACGGCGGCTGAGATTAAGGCAGCATATGAAAGCAATAGCGACACTAATGCATTTACTGATGCAGACCACAGTAAATTAGACGGTATTGAGGCGAGTGCTGATGTAACGGATACGGCGAATGTCACAGCGGCTGGTGCGCTTATGGACAGCGAACTTACTTCTGAAGCATCTGTAAAAGCTATAGATCAGGGCTTGGCAACAACCGATAGCCCGACTTTTGCGGGTGGAACGTTTAGCGGTCAAGTTGATATTGATGGCGAACTTACGGCGAATGAAACTATTTCAGTGACCGAAGCCCCTAATGGTGTTGGTTATGCAGGCTATCTATCACTATCCGCAGTTGGCCAAGGCCAACCTGTCGCCATACCATCGGGGTCGTATATACAATCTCAAGGTAACGCAAGCGGCGGAAGCCTGTTAATAAGATCAGGCGATTACACTGTACAGTTTCAAAGCGACATACAGCTAAAGAACACATATGATCTGATCTTTGAAGGTGCCACAGATGACGACTTTGAAACCACAGTAACCGTCACTGACCCCACCGCTGACCAAACCGTAACGATCCCAGATCAAACTGGCTCTGTGATGCTTTGGCAAAATAAGTGGCCTGATGATCCAGCGTCTGCTTCTAAGGACAATATTCCAATCGGGGAGAATACTTTAGGTAGTATCACGACAGGCACTAGAAATGTCGCCATCGGAAAAAATGCCCTTCCTGTAGCAACAACGGCAGGGGTAACAGTCGCAATCGGGGAAAACGCTGGTTATGCCGCGACTACTGGTGGTTCACATGTGCTAGTTGGTAGTTACGCTGGTCAAAGCCTAACAACGGAAACTGCATGTACTTTTGTCGGTGTAGCGGCTGGTCAATATGCATACGGCAATAGCGATATAACTGCCGTAGGTTATCGGGCTGGCTTCTTCAATGAAGGTGCATATAACACTGCAATCGGTACTTATTCGCTAGATGCACAAAATAACACTGGCTCTTACAACACCGCGTTGGGGTATCAAACTTTAAGTGCGGTAACGACGGGTTTTAGAAACACGGCGGTTGGGACTGATGCTGGTGTTAACTTAACAACTGGTAATTACAATGCTTTCGTAGGGGAACGTGCTGGGCAAGCTGTAACGACGGCTTCTTTCTGCACTGCCGTCGGGGGCGCAACAATGCTGGACAATGCAACCGATAATAACTCAACTGCAGTAGGCTATGCATCTGGTCGCGGCCAATATCTAACTGGCGGGACATACGTTGGCTCACTGGCTGGTAACTACAACTCAAGCAGCAAGGATTACCAAACCGCTATAGGTTATAACGCTCAGAATGATAACTACGGAGATTACGCAACGTCTGTAGGTTACAATAGTGTGTCAGACGGAAGTCACCACTATAGCACAGGAATAGGGGCGAATGCATTAAGCCGATCCACGACCTATTATCCATACTATAATACAGCCGTAGGTTATGGTGCGGGTTCTCAGTTATATGGCGGCGATCAGAACGTACTTATCGGTTACTCAGCAGATGTTATTGATGCTAATTGTATGAACTCTGTGGTCATAGGTTCCCAAGCAAAGGGGACATCTTACACCACCGCGATAGGCCATTCAGCGCACCTAAGTGCTAATAGCGCGTCACAATATAACGTATGTGTTGGGATATTGGCTGGCTATGACATGGATGGCGGTGATTACTGCACTTTTGTGGGTAATGAGGCTGGACGTAACGGTGGATCAAGTAACTACAGTGTCGGCATCGGTCACAAAGCACTATATGACCTGACTACAGGAACCCTGAACACAACTGTCGGATCGTTTAGCGGGGCTACTATCACAACTGGTGGATACAACACCTTTATGGGCTGTGAGGCAGGCTATAATGTTACAACGTCAAGTTATAATACCTTTATGGGCTTTCAAGCTGGGCTGGGTACGGCTACGACAGCGGGTTCTTATAACAATGGCTTTGGAAATTATGCGTTGAGATCATTGACCACTGGGGGAAACAACGTAGCGTTGGGTTCTCTTGCGGGATATTATGTGAATACTGGTTCTAACAATACATTAGTAGGCCACAACGCTGGAAATGGCACAGTTGATCTTGAGAGTGGCGATAATAACACCCTCATTGGTGCTAATGCTTTAACCAGTAGCACTACGGTCAGTAACGAAATCACGCTAGGCGATGCCAACATAAGTTCGCTCCGCTGTAACGTCCAAACGATCTCAAGCCTATCTGACGAACGCGACAAAACGGCGATTGAGGATTTGCCTTACGGCCTCGACTTCATCAACGACATGCGTCCTGTCAAGTTCACATGGAACCGCCGCGATGGTTCGTATGGCGCAAAACCAGACATGGGTTTCATTGCTCAGGAATTGCGTGAAGTTGAGATGGATCATGGGTCAGGGTCGCGCACTCGCTTGGTCAATGACAACAACCCTAGCAGACTAGAGGCGGATTATGTGCGTTCATATCCAATCCTAGTTAAAGCAGTCCAAGAATTATCAGCAAAGTGTGACGCATTAGAAGCGCGTTTGGCACAATTAGAAGGAGCCTAAAAATGGCAGTAAATGAACTTGACCGTGATTACCTACAGCTTTTGCATCATTGCGACATGATTGAAAACGTCATGAACGGAATGAAAATGGAGCATGAGGAAGATAGCGAAAAGAAAAAGAATGTCGGCAACATCGTGATGATGCTTGAGCTAGAATTGCTTGACGACAAGTGGGAAGCCGCTGGAAAAGACATGACGCGGATCACAGAGGTCACAGCGGCTGGTCGCACCTACTGGAAGTCATAATGGCTGCCGATCAGGACAGTTGGCACCTGTCCAAGTCTGTGCCCATTACGCTAATCTTTGGCCTCCTCGTTCAAGCGGGGGCCATAGTTTGGACCGTCAGTATGATGATGTCAGACATTGAGCAAAACATGCGCGACATCATGGTCCTAGAGATAAACGTCAGTGAACTTGAAGACGTCGTACAGTCACAGCAAGTGTCATTGGCTCGAATAGACGAGAACATTAAGGCGATCCGAGACGCTGTCGAATACATGATGGACCGCCAAAGAGAAAGTCACACACAACAATAGTTTCGTAACCTAAGGAGAGCTTAGGAGACGAACCAATGCTACTAGAACTCGCCGCTTTTAACGCTGGCTTTGCTACCGTGAAGGCAACCATAAATGCTGGTAGGGATATAGCCTCAGCTGCGGCGGCAATAGGCAAAATGGTGGACAACAAGGACGCCATGCAGCAACGCCTGTCCAAGAAAAAGAACTCAGTGTTCAACGCTCGAATGGAGTCGGATTTGGAAGAGTTCATGGCTTTAGAAAAGATGAAGGAAGCTGAGGCCGAGCTTAAACAAATGATGATTTACATGGGTAGGCCAGGGTTGCACGGCGACTTCTTAAAGTTCTGTGCTGATGCGCGCAAAAGACGCAAAGAAGCAGAACGACAGGCCCAGAAAGAACGCGAAGAGATGCTGGAGAACATAGCGACAGCTGGCGGTATCTTCCTGGGTGTCATTCTGTGCATCGGTGCCCTCGCTGGTTTTATCTATTGGTATAAAGGATAACTCAGATATGAACGAGATGATCCCTGACAAACAGACGTATCAAAAGAACAAACGAAGGATGGCCTGGACTGCGCTGGGTATGATGATTGTGTCTACTATCGCAGTGCTTATAGACCCCGCCAGGATGGCCCAGGCTGACGCTGTACTCATGATGATGTATGGATCCCTTAGTGCTCTGGTCGGCGCCTACTTCGGCTTCTCGACAGCCCAGGTGACCAAGTCATCAGCTGTCGCAACTCGAAAGGATGACTATTAAGGCGTTAGTCCTGGTCGTCCTGAGTTTCACCCTTGCATCCTGTTCTAGCATCCCTGGCTGGCTTATGCCTGGCGGTGGTGGTCCATCTGTGACCGCTGTCGGCACTCAGCTTGCCAAGGAAGCTAACCAGCAAGTGGTGAACGACCAGTCGAACATAAGAACAGAAGACGGAGACATCGAGGTCACTGAGTTGAAAGACACAGTGCAAACCCGAGACGTCGAAAGCATCAACATCAAGAACACTGACATACCGCCCTGGGTCATCATTGCGCTGATCCTGGGATGGCTACTGCCTTCACCAGGTGAAATGGGCAGGGGCCTTCTGTCGATGTTCGCAAGCCTACGAAGGAGACCCAATGAGACCAGTTAACGAGATCATCATCCACTGTACAGCCACACGCCCAGGCTGGTGGAAAGACAAGACAGCTGCCGAGAAGACAGCGGAACTTAAGAGGTGGCACGTCGAGGACCGAAAATGGCGGGATCTGGGATATCATTACACCATCGACAGGGACGGTACGATCACCGAAGGTCGACCTATGAGTGAAAACGGTGCCCACACCAAGGGAAGAAATAAGAATACATGTGGGATCGCCTTGTTTGGGGGCTTTGGCTCGACATCCAATGATCGCTTCAGTGAGAACTTTACGCCCGAGCAGATGGCGTCATTGCAGCAACTCGTTGCGGATCTAAAGAACACCTACCCAATCACTAAGGTCTCAGGTCACAACCAGTATGCACCAAAAGCATGTCCTGGCTTCCGAACCTCGAACTACTTCAAGTAATTCCCCTCAGCAGAAAGGAAGGTGATCCTATGTCTATCGTGGCTGGATTTCCTGTGTCGATCCCTGAATTGATCACAATAGGAATGCTGGCTGTCGTCATCTATAAACTTAGGTAATCAACAGCCCACTAGATAACATCGGTCTGACATCAGAGTTGGATCGGTGTTTTTTGCTCGAACTAAGGGACCCCCATATAAAAAACTATTGACAAGGTTACATCCGTTGACTCATAAGAGGGTACGGACGATGCGTCCAGATATCGGTGGTTAGAGCAGCGGAATCATAATCCGCGTGTCGGGGGTTCAAGTCCCTCCTCCGCTACCAACTTACAGATATCATCGGAACCGCATCAGTCCTTAACTATAAGGAGACTGATCGATGACTAATATCACACCTGTTTTTACACTGTTTGTACGTGATCCCGCGACCCATGAGTGGGAAGACGTCTACACTGGCAATAGCACCGAAGATTGCCGCAGCAAATTCCTATACGACTACAACATGTACGGCGAGTACACGACCGCTGATGGCAAGATTGTCAAGACTGACGGATCTCAGGCAGCACTACTTGAGTGGTACCGCAAGCTGAACACCGAGGTGGCAGCATGAACTGGCTAGGAGACCTCATTGGATGCCTGGCACTGTTTGTCATGCTCTACGTCGGTCTGGGTGCAGCACATGTATTCGGATGACAACTTAGACGACTTCCTTAGGCAGCTGTTTCCACCGTTGCCTAAGCCTACCGAACCTAAGCCAACATACGACGAACCCTGGCTACCAACATATGACGGCGAAGAGCCACCGTTCTAACTGGGAGTAAGAACACATGAACTTGATTGATTTTGTAAACACCGAAGGCCCTAACATTTGGCGCGACAAGCACTTAGACGAGAGCCGTGCCAAGATGCATCGCTTTGGCGAGTTTAAGAGTATTGGCTTCAAGGACATCTCAGAGGTCACAGCCCGTGACATCCATGCCTTCAGTCTACACCTGTTGGACGTTGGTCTATCCGAGAACACAGTCAACCACTACAAGGCGGCTATTAGTGCGATCCTAAAGCATGCCCTGGATCTCGAAGAGATCGACAGACTACCCAAGATAAAGTTCGCTAAGGTGAGAACGAATCGTGTACGTTACCTGTCTGAAGAAGAGTCCGAACAACTAGACGCATTCTTGAAGTCTTACAAAGACGGCAAGTACTGGTGGATGCGTCACATGTGTACCATAGCCTTGAATACAGGCATGCGTCATGGCGAGATCCTATCGATCACTCCAGACAACGTGACTGTCGAAGGCGACCTATGCACCGTGCACCTGACTGACACCAAGAACGGTGACGACCGTGACGTAGTGTGCGCTGGGTCAACCTTTGCTGCCCTGATGGCACTAGAGTTTAACCCAGGCAAACACTACAGCCACCGCAAGTTTTACAATGTGTGGGACGAAGCGCGTTACCAGATCGCTAAGGGTGACAAAGAGTTTGTCTTTCACATCCTACGTCACACTGCGGCAACACGCATGGCTAATGGGCTAAAGCTACCTACTGTTACCGTAGCTCAACAATTAGGGCATCGTAGTCTTCAAACGACTGCCAAATATGTCCATCAGACACCTGAAACACGGCTGGAAATAGCCAAGCTGATGGGGGCCAAATAGGCCCCTTTCGCCTCTAAAGACAACGCTAATGAAATCAATGGCTTACAGGCGAGGGTACTAAGGGACCCCCATAGAAGCCAAGGGAGTACTTTCAGAATGACAAAAGTCACTGACTTACAGATAGAACTAGAGCAGCAAATGATCCAAGAGGGTCAGAAGAGATACCAACGAAGACAGGAGAAACTATCCCCCAGCCAACGCGAAGTACCACATCAGATCATCACCGAGGCCCTACCTAAGGTGTCTAAAGACATCAAGGATCGACTAGAGAAAGACGCAGAGCGTTTCTATAGTGGCAAGGGTAAGAAGAGCGAGTGGTATGAAGAACTTGTAGACCAAGACCCAGACACCTTAGCCTACATAGTGTTGAACTGTTGTTACGAGAGTGTGCTTAAAGATTACACCTTAGCTGGGTGTCTTTCAGCCATAGGATCTAGGCTAGAACTTGAAGTCTGGGCTGAAGATCTAAAGACATACGACAGTAGCCTCTTCAAGAGACTGGTGTCCCAGGTCACCAAGGATCATTCCAGTGAACGCTACAGAATGAAGGCTGCACGTATCATAGCCACTAAAGCTGGCTTTCAGTTCGAGAAGTGGAGCCGTAGTAAGAAGGTACATGTGGCATCTCCACTGTTGTCTTCAGTCTTAGAGGCTACAGACATATTCGAGATATCAACGACAGAAGAAAACCTAAAGACACATAGACACATTACGTTAACTGATGAGGCCAAGGATCTGATGGATCGTCGTATGTTCGATGCATCCTGGGCAGAACCTATGTATGGCCCTCTAGTCATACCACCGAAGCCTTGGACTGCCTTCGATTCTGGAGCTTACCAGGATGACATGTTGTCAGCTTTGGTACCTCTGATCCGTAAGGCTACCTCAGAGCAGCGGAGAGCCGTCGACAGAGACTTTGAGAAGAACCCAGAGCCTCTGTATGTCAAAGCACTTAACGCACTCCAGGCGACCCCTCTGAGGATCAACAAGCGTGTCCTAGAGGTCATGGACTATTGCGTCGTGAGAAGGTACGTTTCGGTAAGTTCCCAGAACTAGAGCCACCAGAGTTTCCTAAGTTACCTGACGAATTCGACAGTCTACCTGAGAAGACCCAGCGTCAGCTCAAGCGTGACCAAAAGCAGTGGCACGTGAAGAGACGTGAGTCAGTAGCTAATCTGGTTGTCATGCATAATGACCTAAAGACAGCCTACAAGATGTCTGAGTTCGAACAGTTCTACTTACCTTGGAACTTCGACTTCAGGGGCCGAATGTATCCCGTGTCACACTTTAACTATCACAGGGATGACCATGTGAAAGCACTGTTCGAGTTTGCCAGGGGTAAACCTGTGGCAGATGAAGACAAAGGATGGCTTGCGATCCACCTGGCAAACGTAGGTGACTTTGAGAAGATCTCGAAGAAGAGCCTAGACGACAGGATCCAGTGGGTCTTGGATAACGACGAGTGGTTACGTCTAGTTAACGACAACCCAAGTCGAACTCTAGATCTCTGGATCCAAGCTGACAAACCGTTCCAGTTTCTGGCAGCTGTCTTTGCTTACTACAGTGATGACCCAGTGTGTCACCTTCCGATCTCCCTGGATGGGACTAACAGTGGCGTACAGCACTATGCCCTGGCACTGCGGTCATCTAAGGATGGTCACATGGTCAACCTACTGCCTGATGACAAATGTCAGGACGTCTACCAGACTGTCGCTGACCAGGTGATCCAGGATCTGACTGAAGATGGATCTGAGGAAGCACAGAAGTGGCTAGAGTTTGGCATCAATAGATCTACCGTCAAACGAAATGTAATGACCTATGGATATTCCAGCATCGAACGTGGGTTTGGCGATCAGATCATTGAGGATCTTATGCAGCCGCTACAGAAAGACGTGAACTATGGAACCATAGTTGAACATCCTTTCGGTGACTATAGAGAGCAAGAGACCAACGCACGGTTCCTAGCTAAGTTCAACTACCAGGCAGTGCAAAAGGTCATCTCTAGTGTTGCCCAAGGTATGGCCTTCTTACAGTCATATGCTGATGCATTAGCACGTGAAGGTAGGTCAGTTCGTTGGACAACGCCTAGTGGTTTCCCAGCCATCCAAAGGTACACTAAGCCTGATGTCAAACGAGTGAAGATCTTCCTGTATGACCGAGAGGCCAAGCTGATGAGCAAGACCCGTGTCACACTACATGGGATTGGGCTGAAGTATGACACCAGGAAAGCACGGGCTGGCGTTGCGCCTAACTTCGTGCACTCGCTCGATGCTGCCCACATGCAGCTGGCAATTTGCCACGGGCTAGACCAGGGCATCGAGGACTTCTTTATGATCCACGACAGCTTTGGGACTAACGCCGCAGATACCTGGGCATTCTACCACAACATTCGTCACGCGATTGTCGACATGTATGAAGACAACTGTGTCTTAGGCAACTTCGAGATCGAGTGTCGTAACCGATTGGCTAACCCAGACATGGATTTAGCACCAGTTCCAGAAAAAGGAGATCTAGACGTCAGAGCAGTCTTAGACAGCGAATATTGCTTTAGCTAACACAGGAGAGACAAGTGAAAGCCTATTATGAACTATCAGGGTACATCTATGTGACCGACGGATACTGGGATTGGGAAATACTAGTGTCGGAAGTTAAGACCTTTGAAGAGATCTTAATGTACCGTGCAAAGTCCAAAGCAGAAGACACTGAGTATGCGGGTCATAGGATCCGTCTAATAGTCGATATCGACGCCGACCCATGTGAAGACATGCATTAAAAAAACAACCGAGCAGACTAAGGGACCCCCATAGAAGCCAACAAGAGCTTCAGTAGGAAACTATCAAATACAGGAGACTCATACACATGAGCAAAGCTAAGTTTGTATCACCAGCTGGAACAGCACAATACCCGTGGCTTCAGCCTGGTCGACCAGACACTGCCTTCGACGCTGAAGGTAAATACAAGTTGTCATTACGTCTTGCGCCTAACGATGCAAAACACATGACTAACTTAATAGACAGTGTCAAAGGTGAGAACTTTGGTGCAAAAGACACAGTGCACACACCTTTCGATGTCGATGACGAGACTGGTGAGTATGTCTTTAAGATCCAGTCTAAGTATCAACCAAAGTACTTCGATGCTAAGGGCAACCCAATCCCAATTGATCAGGTCCCATTGATGTACTCTGGCACTGAGCTTCGTGCATCAGGTCAGATCGATGCCTACACCGCTGGTGGTAAAAAGGGCATCAGTCTACGCCTAGCAGCTGTCCAGGTTATCAACCCAGTCTCGGGTGGATCTGGAGATGGTGCTGGTGACTTTGATGCTGTTGATGGCTACGAGGTTACGACATCAGGCACCAGCGACTTCGGTCCAGCTGATGATCTAAACGACGAGCTTGAGGACTTCTAAAGCCGCCTATCGGCTTGGCTTCAGGTCGGGACTTGAGAAGCGAGTAGGCGACCAAATAACCGAGGCAGGGATCAAGCTACAGTTTGAAACTGACAGGATCTCTTACACAGTCCCAGCACGACAGGCAAAATACACGCCTGACTTCAAGCTCCCTAAACCAGGGGGCTTTTTCTTTGTCGAGACCAAGGGCATCTGGGCGGTCCAAGACCGTCAGAAACACCTGTTGATCAAACAACAGTTCCCAGACATCGACATTCGCTTTGTCTTCTCAAATCAGAACGCACGTTTGTACAAGGGATCTCCCACGACATACGCGATGTACTGCGAGAAGCACGGCTTCAGGTATGCGTCAAAGTTAATACCTGATGACTGGCTTGAAGAGGCCAGGAAAGGATCAGAATACGAAAGCCCCTCTAAATAAAAGAGGCATTTGTATTTTGACACCAAGGAGAGAGCGAGGGGGCGGCTTAGGTCGCCCCTTTTTGATTCCAAGGAGTAGACAAATGGCTAACAAGAGCAACCAACTACCAGAGGTAGTAAAACCAACACCCAAGCAATCATATGACATCTTCGAGATGCTACAGGTAGCATATGATCGCAAGAACCAGCGTTACACGAAGGCAGAGACCGACCAGTCTATAGCTAAGGAGCTAGGCATCGAGCGCTGGGGGTGGGTGACACAGGTCCGTGAGCAGTTCTTTGGGCCTGATGGGAACGAAGAGGACCACGTCTGGGTCAAGGGCCTAGAAGACTGGATAAAGAAGACTGATGGTCAGGTTGAAGAGATCCAGATTGCCCTGGCAAGCCTGGAGACGTCACGCAAAGAGGCGAAAGCCTTACTGACCAAGGTTAGGAATTATGTCAATGCAAAGGCGGCGGCGTAACACCATGCAAGCAATTGAACAAGTTGAGAGCGAGTTCGTACAGCACGTCCCGTGTGACCAATGTGGATCACGGGACAATGGTGCGATGTACAGCGACGGGCACGTCTATTGCTTCGGCTGCGGAGCATGGGCTGGCGGCGACGGAGAGGCCCCTACACACGTCCCAGAGCGGCCTAATGATCCCAACCTAATCAATGGTACCTTCCAGGCCCTACGGACGCGCAAGCTGACCGAGGAGACTTGCCGCAAGTTTGGCTACACTGTTGGTAAGTACAAAGGTCAGACCGTCCAATTGGCAACCTATCGAGACACGAAGGGACGCCCAGTCGCACAGAAGGTGCGGACTAAAGATAAAGACTTTTCCGTTGTAGGTAACGGACGAGACATGACGCTGTTTGGGTCACACTTGTGGTCCAACGGTAAGATCCTGGTGATCTGCGAAGGTGAGATAGACGCTATGTCAGTCTCACAGATGCAGAACCATAAGTGGCCTACTGTCAGTCTGCCTAATGGGGCTAAGGCTGCAAAGAAGGCCCTACTCAGTAACTACGATTATGTGACCAGCTTCCAATCTGTTGTCCTCATGTTCGACAATGATGAACCTGGTCGTGAAGCTGCCATTGAATGTGCAGAGGCTTTGCCCATCGGTTTGTGCAAGATCGCAAACCTAGGGGAACACAAGGACGCCAATGAGGCGCTTGTGAAAGGAGATGCACAGACAGTCATACAAGCGATCTTCCAGGCCAAGCTTCATCGGCCTGATGGGATCGTGGCAGCTGCCGATCTCCGAGAGGTCATTGGTGTGGGGGAAGCTGTCTCCCCCATTAGTTATCCTTACAGCAAGCTCAACGATTTGACGAAGGGCTTACGGCTGGGATCACTGGTCACCATTGCCGCTGGCTCGGGGGTCGGCAAGTCTACCTTCGTCAGAGAACTGATGTATCACGTGCAGCAATCAGGGTTTCCAATTGGCATGATGATGCTCGAAGAGAGCACCAAACGTACCGCCCAGGGCCTGGTTGGTCTGCACATGAACAAGAACATCAGTGTCTCTGTCGAGGACACGTGTGAAGAGGACATCGTCAGTGCGTTTGATGACATGCGCAAGGCTGGTGAGTTCTATCTGTTCGATCACTTTGGATCTACGGATCTAGACGTCATTGTCAATCGCATCCGCTACATGAACAAGGCTCTAGGGTGTCAGGTCATCTGCCTGGACCACATCAGTATCCTGATCTCTGGTCTGACCTCAGGTGTCAACGATGAGCGTAGGTTGGTTGATGACATCATGACCAGGCTGCGTGTCGAGGTACAGGCGCTGGGCATCTGCCTAATCTTAGTGTCCCACCTACGTCGCCCACAAGGGGACAAGGGACACGAAGGGGGTGCTCAGGTAAGCCTAAGCCAGCTGCGTGGGTCACATGCGATAGCGCAGCTGGCAGACACCTGTATTGGTCTCAACGTCGATGCTGAGGATCCAACCTCAGGCAAGCGTAACATCGTTGTCTTGAAGAACAGGCACACGGGCGAGGTTGGCGCAGCTGGTGTCCTCAGGTACGACCTGGAAACAGGACGTCTGTCTGAGACCAATGACTTCAACGAGTTTGAAGACGTGCCGTTCTAGTCATGCAGTGGTTTACCGTTTTATTCATTGAGTACACCAGTGCTCAGTACGGCTATCTGTCAGCACAGATACTGTTCCCCACATACAAGCAATGTGAACAGGCTATGGAGATCCATCAGCCTCTTTACGAGACCTATCGAGACGCTGCGGTCTACTGTCAGCGCATCAAACCAAGCAAGTCAATCAGACCTAAATTGAGACCACAGGAGAGCAACAATGGTTTCTGAACGCTATTTACAACCGTTAACTATGAACGACTACCAGGCCGACATGGCCCAGTATGCCATCTATAAGTGGAAGGTAATCTACCCTGCACTAGCACTGAATGAGGAAGCTGGAGAGGTCGCTGGTAAGATCTCCAAGCTAATCCGCGACAAGGGCTTGAAGTTCGATGGCACAGAGAAGCTGACAGACGCACAACGTGCAGACATCATCTTCGAGCTAGGCGACTGCCTATGGCAAATTGCAGCCCTATCACGTGACCTGGGCGTCAGTCTAAATGAGGTCGCGCACATGAACCTAGAGAAGCTACATCTACGTGCCAAACGTAACACGCTAAGTGGATCTGGAGACCACAGGTGACCCGTTGGGTTTGGGACCTGGAGAGCGACGGACTACTAGATACCATTAGCAAGATTCACTGTATTGCGTTGAGACACGTTGAGACCGACGAGGTGCAAACCTACGGACCCGACGAGATCAAGGCAGCAATGTTTACACTGATGAATGCTGAAGAGGTCATTGGTCATAACATTATTGCGTATGACATCCCCGCACTCCAGAAGGTGTATCCAGGATTTGAGATCTTAGGTAAGGTCACGGATACACTTGTACTGTCACGTCTGGTCGAGGCCAACCTGGCAGAGAAAGATAGCATACGCCACGCCAAGGATCCCGATAGTTTCCCAAAGAGGATGAGTGGGTCTTACAGTCTAAAGGCTTGGGGTCTACGCTTAGGTGACTTTAAAGATGACTACAGTGGCGGCTGGGAGAACTACAGCCAAGAGATGCTGGACTACTGTGTCCAGGATACCCAGGTGACTAAGGCTCTATATGAGCACTGTATGTCACGTGGGTTCAGTGAGCAGTCAATCACGTTAGAACATTCGTTAGCACAGATCTGCTTTGAGATTGGTAACAACGGATGGACCTTCGATGAACGCAAAGCATCTGAGGTATATGCATTACTTGCGCAGAAGCGTGAGCAAATACGCCAGGGTCTAGACGAACTGTTCCCACCCTGGGAGACGACTGAAGAGTTCATTCCAAAGCGGAACAACAAGACCCTAGGCTACGAGGAAGGCGTCCCGTTTACCAAGCGTAAACAGGTTGTCTTCAACCCAAGTAGCCGCCGTCACATTGAGTTCTGCTTGCGTCAGAAGTATGCCTGGAAGCCAACTAAGTTTACAGGCACTGGTCACGCTCAGATTGACGAGACGGTCTTAGGTAAACTCCCGTATCCTGAGGCTAAGAAGCTGGCTGAGTACTTCATGATTGACAAGCGTGTCGGTCAGTTAGCTGAGGGTCCACAGGCTTGGCTAAAGAAGGTCGATAGCTTCGGTAAGATCAGGCACACAATTGTGTCTGGTGGGACTGTGAGTGGACGAGCGAGTCACAGGGGTCCAAACCTAGCCCAGGTGCCAAAGACATCACTCCCGTATGGTCAAGAGTGTCGTGAGTTATTCACGGTGCCAGAGGGCTGGTGGCTCACTGGCAGTGACCTTAGTGGTCTGGAGCTTCGTTGTCTTGCCCACTACCTGAATGACGGTGGTGAATACGCCAAGCAGATCCTGGAAGGTGACATCCATACGCACAATCAGAAGGCGGCTGGGTTGGCTACTAGGGACCAGGCTAAGACGTTTATTTATGCAACCATGTACGGCGGTGGCGACATGCTCATTGGCAAGATCGCTGGCAAAGGCGCAAAGCACGGCAAGCAGCTGAAGGAGAACTTCAACAAGAATATCCCAGCGTTTGGAACACTGCTCCGAAGACTTAAAGCAGCGCACGAAAAGAGGGGCCACTTGATTGGTCTCGATGGTAGGAAACTATTCATCAGGTCAGAGCATAAGCTACTCAGTCAGCTTCTACAGAGCGCTGGGGCCATCATCTGCAAGAAGTGGGTGGAACTGACTTATCAAGAAATCATCAGGCAACATAACGACGATGCATACATTGTCGGCTGGATACACGACGAGATCCAGGTTGCCTGTCGAACACAGGAGATCGCTGAGAATGTCGGTGATATCGCTAGACGAATGGCGCAAGAAACAGGCCGCTATTTCGAAACTAAAATCCCCATTACCGCAGAACATACCGTGGGAAGAACTTGGGCTGACACCCACTGAAGTATCTGACCACTTAGCTGCAATTGTCACGCTGTATGTCGTCCTCGACAGGGCGTGGCGTCGTCCCTTCACAGTATCCAGTCAGTTCGCCCGTCAGGGTGCCTTCTACGTCGCTATCGCGGCCTCTGAGGGCATGATCACGACGAACTGTGGAGAGGACACATGGGGTAACCGCTGGCTCATTACAGAGCACGGCATGGAAACTAAAGGAGAGTTAGATGGGTTACTTCAAGACATTCTTGCAAAAGCCCGAGGAGAACACAGTCCTACTCATTGATGGTGACTTGTATGCATACAGAGCGTGCGCAGCTGCCGAAGAGGAGATCGACTGGGGTGACGACATATGGTCACTGTCCTCGGATCTAAAGCAAGCCAAAGAGATCTTCCGAGAGTTCATAGACAGCACTTGCGACAACCTGGAGACAGGGTCTTTTGTTGTCTGCCTGTCCGACAAGGACAACTTCAGGAAGACAATCGACCCGATGTACAAGGGCGGTCGAAAGAAGGTCAGGAAGCCCGTGGGCTACTCTGCCTTCATTAAGTGGGTCCAGGAGACCTACAGGTGGTATCGTGAGCCTCTCCTGGAAGCTGACGACATCCTGGGCATCCTAGCGACAGCCCCAGGTCACAACACGATCATGGTGTCAGACGACAAGGATATGAAGTCGATACCTGGGAAGCTCTACAGGCCTATGTCTGGCGAGTTTCACAACATTAAGCAGTCTGATGCTGACCTCTGGTTTTACACTCAGACACTCACAGGTGACGTGACCGATGGCTACTCAGGTTGTCCATCAGTCGGGGCCAAGACAGCTGAGAAGTTACTGGCTCGGTCACCTACCTGGAACACTGTTGTCCAGGCATATCAAAAGCAGAAACTAAACGCTGACTATGCGCTCACACAGGCACGTCTGGCTCGGATCTTACGGTTCGAAGACTGGGACGTCGACCAGGGCGCAATCAAGCTATGGGAGCCAAGTTAATGGCAATGAACGAAGACACAATCCTAGAAGACTTCAAGAGATATCAAGAGGTCTGCGAACGAGAGAACAAGATCCTAATCGCTAGTCTCAATCGTGAAACCTGGGACGCTATTAACAAGAACTCAGAAAACGCCAAGTTAGGCGGCAGACCAAAGGGGAAACCAGCTTGGAACAAGGGGCAAGGGAAGAGGTCATAAGACGACCAAGCCACTACGCCAAGTGGCCTATCGAACCGATAGTATTCATCATGCAAAACGGTATGGAGTTTTGGCGGGGTAATGTCATCAAGTATGTCAGCCGCGCTGGGTCCAAACTGTATGATGGACAAGACAAAGTACAATCTGAAATCACTGATCTAAAGAAGGCCATGCGCTACTGCGAGATGCGCATCAACCTTCTCGAAGGAAAACAACCAAATGACATTTAGTAATCACAAGGGCCACTTCGGCCCATCACTACCTATTTCTGAAGATATCACCGCAAGAAGTACCGTGCAGAGGGAGAAGACTTCAAGCAAGCTATGGCACGTGTAGCACACGCTCTGAAGGACAGTGAGCCACACTACCGTGCGTTCAAAGACATCCTCTACAACCAGCGTTTCCTGCCAGCTGGTCGCGTACAGTCAGCTATGGGATCCCCACGTCGTGTGAACCCCGTACAACTGCTTTGTGTCTATGACGATTGAAGACAGCATGGAAGGCATCATGGATGCAGCCAAGCAAGCAGCAAAGACCATGCAGCTAGGTGGCTGGCATTGGTTACGACTTCAGCACCCTGCGCCCACGTGGAGATCTCATTAAGTCTCTCGACAGTAAGTCATCAGGACCACTGTCGTTCATGGGTATCTTTGATGCTGTGTGTCAGACCATTGCATCCGCTGGTCACCGTCGTGGTGCACAGATGGGTGTCCTACGTGTTGACCACCCAGACATCGAAGAGTTTGTCACAGCTAAGAATAACAGCACCACGCTGACAGGTTTTAACATCAGCGTCGGGGTGACTGACAAGTTCATGGAAGCTGTGAAGACTGGTGGCGACTTTGATTTGGTCTTCGAAGGTCGAGTGTATAAGACAGTAGACGCCCAAGCACTCTGGGATCAGATCATGCGATCAACCTGGGACTGGGCAGAGCCAGGCATCCTGTTCATTGACCGCATCAACCAGAAGAATAACCTGTGGTACTGTGAGAAGATCGCAGCAACCAACCCATGTGGTGAACAGCCGCTGCCGCCTAACGGCGCATGTCTTCTAGGATCATTCAACCTGGTCAAATACGTCAACCACAACGGCGTCCACAGTGGTGAACCAGCGTCCTTCGACTACCTACAGCTACAGGATGACATCAGACACGTTGTGAGGGCCATGGACAACGTAGTGGACCGCGCTGTGTATCCACTAGCAGCACAACAGCTAGAGGCACAGAGTAAGCGTCGTATGGGCTTAGGTGTCACAGGTGTAGCCAACGCCATTGAGGGCCTAGGTCATGACTATGGATCACCAGGGTTCCTACACGTGTTCAAGACTATCATGCAGATCATTCGTGATGGTGCTTATCGTGCATCTATTGATCTGGCTATCGAGAAAGGACCGTTCCCACTGTTCGACCCACTGATGTTAGACAGTGCGTTTGCCAAGACGCTACCTGAAGGCATACGTGATGACATCAAGGAACATGGGATCCGCAACTCGCACCTACTGTCAGTTGCACCTACTGGGACCATCAGCCTGTCAGCTGACAATGTGTCATCAGGCATCGAGCCAGTGTTCAGTCACTATTATGACCGCACGATCCAAGACTACGATGGTGCCAAGGTAGAACGTGTGGAAGACTATGCGTTCCGTGAGTGGGGCATCAAAGGTAAGACAGCTAACGAACTGTCAGTGTTTGACCATGTGAAGGTGCTGAACGTGGCTAGTGAGTATGTCGACAGTGCCTGTAGTAAGACATGCAACGTCGGTGACGATGTATCCTGGGAAGACTTTAAGAAGGTCTACATGGATGCATACGACGGTGGTGCATCAGGGTGCACGACGTTCCGTGCATCTGGTAAACGCTACGGTATTCTGAACGCTGCTACATCAGAGGACGTAGCACCAGAGGATACACCTGAGACATCACAGGTAGTGACTGAGGATGACGCATCTGAGGTCGGTGGTGCTTGCTACTACGATCCACTGACAGGTAAGAAGCAGTGTGAGTGACACCTATTGACTCGAAGTATCACTATGATACTTGTGTTGTACTAATGACGAAGCCAGGGGTGACCAATTGTGTAAGTATGGTCAGCACTCCTGGCTTCTTTAGTCACTTCGCGAAGTAACTACAGTGTCCATATGGTAGGTCATGTGTCCATGGCAATAGCTTAGACATCATGTTCACTATTTGGGCACTGTAGGTTCACTCTTTAGACCACATAAAGTGTCCACCCATATACATAGGATACACAGGTTTACCCTACGTCAGTACTAAGGGACCCCCATACGAAGGAAGGGACCTGTGCTGACATCCTTAGAACTATAGACTGATAGCGTAACTCCCGACGTCCTGTCAGTCCTTACATCACAGGTAACCGAACTAGAGTGTGACCTTGGCCTACTCCCAGCCACTCAGGTCCACACAGTTGGCTTATGCCAACACAGGATCGGTACCTGTGATGTACCTTAAGAGAAAGAGAACATGAGACATGCTTACAGTGACACAGAGACTGATGTCTGGCTTGGGTCAGGCTGGTAGTGATTGGGCATGGAGTATGTCAATTCATGACACTAGCTATAGTCCACTACAGGTGACCGAAGAACCAGTGCCAGAACCAAAGACCAAAGCTCATGATCACTCAAGTGGTACATCAGCTCTCCAGGATCTGTACGACTACTATAGTGAAACCCTGAGATGACATCAGTTATCGCTAGCTGCGCTAGCATCTTATGTGTCTGGTTGTCATCTCTAGTGGTACTAGTGCTCAGGATGCAGTGGTTGGACTTGGGTCTAACTCAGGTCTAACTCAGGTCTAACCACCAGTGTGACTATAGGTCCCGATTTGTCTTTAAAAGAAACAAGGCTCATCCAGACAAGGATCGCCTGAATGTCGCTAATGTCTGACACCCGATCCACAGACTACGATACGCTCACCTCAGACCCGAAAGGTCAACGGATAGTGTATCCGATGACCAATGATATCCAATGAAATCAATGGTTTGACCTTGGTCGACCTCAGATCCTCCAGGATTCTGGTACCATAGTCAGTCATTCGGCCCCCCAGTGGTCCAATCAATCAATAGATTTCAAAAGACCGTTAAAGGTTGTGCTTGTTGTTGTTGT